CGACCATTGAGCATCTGCTGAACGCTTACGCTGACATGCTCAAGGGCTGGGCGACGCAGACGGCAAGCAACATGCTGATGGACGTCGCGCTGCGCGATGAGCAGACGTGGAAGGTGCTGGCTAAGGATCTGTCGCGCGGGTTGCGGGAAGAGATTCGCAATGCGCCGACGGGCGCTGTGATGCGGCGGTTACTGGCCGAGCAAGTGGACTTGATTCAGAGCATCCCGCGGGAAGCGGCGCAGCGGGTGCATCAATTAACGCTGGCTGGTCTCGAAGACTCGACGCGCGCCAGTGAGATTGCCAAAGCCATCATGGCGTCTGGCGATGTTTCCGCCAGCCGAGCGACTCTGATTGCGAGAACGGAAGTATCTCGGACAGCGACGACCCTGACTCAGGCGCGAGCCCAATCCATCGGCGCGGATTCCTACGTGTGGCGTACTAGTGGCGACGGCGATGTCCGCAGCGATCACAAGAAACTGAACGGCAAGATATTCCAGTGGAATAACCCGCCGGTCGCCGACGAGCACTCAGGTACCCGGGCGAATCCGGGTTGTATTTGGAATTGCAGATGTTATGCCGAACCCATCATTCCTGACTAAGCCGCCCCGAGCGGCTTTTTTTACGCCCACGCCATGACCGAACCATGCAAGTGCACGGCTTGCGCAAGCAAGAAGCCGCTTGTGACGACCGATTCTGTCACGGCTAGCGGATTCTTCACGACCAAACAGATCGGCAAGAAGCAGTCTTTTACTCCTGAGGGTTTTTTACTGTGTGAGTCGGTGCCCATCGCGCGAATCGGTACGCAGGACTACGCCGCAATAGAACTGCCTGACATCGAAGACAAGAATGGCGTCATCGAAGTCGAACGCGACCCTGAAGTCGTGTTCAGTCCGGAGACGATCGGCAGCTTCATTGGCAAGCCGGTGACGGTGGATCACCCGAACGATCCGGTTACGCCGGCGAATTGGTCAGTTCTCGCCAAGGGCGGCACGCATAACGTACGCCGCGGTGAAGGCGATCTGAGCGACTTCCTTATTGCTGATCTGCTGATCACCGATAAAGGCGCCATCAACGATGTCGTCAGCAAGCGCCTGACCGAAATTTCATGCGGCTACGACAGTGATTACGAGCAAATCGCGCCCGGGCGGGCGCGTCAGGTGTCCATCGTGGGGAATCACGTGGCCCTGGTTAAGAGCGCCCGCTGTGGCCCTGCCTGCAGCATAACTGCGGACAGTTCTAAACTTTTGGGAGAAAGCCCCATGGCAGTAAAGAAGCCCGCGCAAGTGTCCGGTTTGATGGACAAGCTGCGCAAAGCGTTTATGACGCGCGATACGGATGAGTTCGAAAAAACCTTGTCCGAAGTCAAGGATGAGGGCATGGAAGGTGGCGAAGGCCAACATATCCATATCCACATGCCCGGCGAGTCCGAAGTCAAGGAAGAGACGAAGGACGAAACCGAAGCCGATCCGATAGCCAAGGTTGCTGCATCGCTGGACGCGCTGACGACTGCCGTCACGTCGATCAACGATCGCGTCTCAGCTCTCGAATCCGCCGGCTCGACCAAGGACTCTGACGAAGAGAAAGAGAAAGAGACCAAGGACGACGACGGCGAAGGTGACGGCGACGAAACCACGGACTCCGACGAAGAAAAGAAGGACGACGAGAAGAAGTCGACCGCCGACTCCGCTTCGTTCCGCGATGAGTTCCAGGATGCCAAGGCCCGCGCAGAAATCCTCGCGCCCGGCGTGAAGCTCCCGACGTTCGACGCCAAGGCCGAAGGAAAGAAGACCGCGGATTCCATCTGCGTGCTTCGCCGGCGTGCTCTGCGTGCCGCGCTGGACAACAGCAACGCTGACCTCGTGCGCGCCATCGTGGGCACTGCCGACGTTTCGAAGATGACTTGCGACGCCGCAAAGATGGCGTTCCATGCTTCATCGGAACTCGTCAAGCAGAAGAATTCCCGGGCCGGCCTGCGCACCAACGATGCAGCACCCGAAGCAAAAGACATCAACCAAATCCACGCCGATTTTTGGGCGAACCGTAAGTAAGGAGCCGTCATGCCCTCGTTGCAAGCTTATCAATTCCGCATGCCGGCTGGTTTCGCTGGCGATCTCCAACGCGCTGAAGTCGCGACTATCGAAACGCAACTGATCGACTCGGCCACGCCGCCGCTCGCTTTCGGTGTACCGGTCAAGTTCGTTGCCGGCAAGATTCAGCCGATTGCTGCTGCCGATCCGGGTTCGGTCGTCCAGGGTAACGGCACGGACCCGCTCGGCACGTCGACGCCCCCGACTTCGGGTGTAACCGACATTCTGAAGCGCGGCTATGTCATGGTGGCACTGAACGGCGCGACCGCTGCAGCCAAGAACGCGTCAGCCTATGTGCGCGTCGGCAATGCCTCGGCTGGTAAGCCGATCGGTGGCGTCGAAGCCGGTACGGACAACGCGGTCGCATCTCTCGCCTATGCCGGCAACACCGGTAACGGCACGCTGGGCACGCTTAGCGCGCTTGCCGCAGCCCAGCCGGGCGCCTACAACGCCGTGTTCGTCGCTGCGACCAAGTTCGAAGTCTACGATCCGCTCGGAAAGTTCATTGCCGTGGGCACGACGGGCGTTGCGTTCTCGAGCCAGGTGCAATTCACGATCACTGCGGGCGGTACGGCCTTCGTGGCTGGCGACGGCTTCTCGGTGACGGTGACGGCTAATACGGTCGTCATTCCGGGCGCGTTCTTCACGGGCCCCGCTGACGCGTACGCGATCACCGAAGTCGCCATCAATCTCTAAATCCCGGCGCCTAACAGCGCATCACAGAGACCCGCCTTTTGGCGGGTTTTTGCATTTCTGGAGCATCAAAAATGGACATGTCTGTTCAAAAATTCCTCAAGCGCCGGGAAATCGCTGAAGCGTCGCGGAAAGCAATCCGCCACTTCACGACCGACGGCATGATGACCTTCGACCAGGCGACGGTCGACTCGACCGGCGCGTTCCTGATCGGTCAACTCGAACGTCTGGACCAAACGCTGAACATGCCTTTGGTCGAATTCACATGGTCGCGCGACGTCGATATGCGTACCGATGTTTCGCCAGCCGACGAACTCGCGTCGTTCACGAACTCGGCGCTCGCAATGGCCGGCAACATGACGCCGGGCGGCCTGAACTGGATCTCGAACGAAGGCAACGCCCTTGCGGGTCCGTCGCTGGACATCGGCAAGACCGGCCAGGCAATGCGCCTGTGGGGTTCCGAGGTCAAGTACACGGTGCCCGAACTGGTGAAGGCTCAAGCGCTTGGCACGCCGATCGATGCGCAGAAGGTCGAGGGCATGAACCTCAAGCGCAACATGGACTTGGACCAGATCATCTATATGGGTGACTCGACGCTGAGTTTCACTGGTCTGGTGAACAACGCTACCGTCAACGTCGCGAACGTGCCGGCCGGTGCATCGACCTTCACGGCATGGACGAAAAAGACGCCGGATGAAATCCTGACGGACGTCAACGAAATCCTGACGACCTCGTGGCAGAACAGTGCCTGGGCAGTGTTGCCAAACCGCCTGATGCTTCCTCCCGCGCAGTATGGCTACATCGCAGCCGCGAAGGTCAGCAACGCCGGCAACGTGTCGATCCTGACGTACGTGCTGGAAAACAACATCGCCACGAAGTCGGGCGTGAAGCTTGAAATTCTCCCGCTCAAGTGGCTGATCGGCACAGGCGTCGGCGGTACGCAAGGCGTGCTCGGCACGGTTGACCGTATGATGGCGTACAACAAGGACAAGAAGTATGTCCAGTACCCGATGACGGAACTGCAGCGGACTCCGCTTGAATATCGGTCGCTTTTCCAAATGACGACTTATTGGGCGCGTTTCGGCCAGATCGAGTGGAGATACAATACGACAGCGAGTTACAGGGATGGAATCTAATCCCGAATCCGCAGTAGAATAGGCGAGGCCCCAACGTGTTATCAGCACGGTGAGGCCTCTAACCACACCTTCATCTATTGCGGAGATGACAGCATGGCTGACGCCAGTATTGCATACGCGGGTCCGGTCGTCACGCGGGCGACCGCAAAGACATTGGGTCTCACCCGATACTTTCAAGGTTCTTCGTGCCCGCAAGGGCATATAGCAGAGCGCCACACTGGAAATGGCGAATGCGTAATTTGTTCGACGCATCGTCAAACCAAGGACGTTCAAAAGACTCGTGATCGAAATGCTAGATCGCGTCTAAAGCATCTCGATGTATTAAGGGAAAGAGAGCGAAAGCAAGCTGCGGCGAAGCGTTCTGCTGATCCGGATGCGGCCCGCGAAAGGGACCGCGCCGAATATCGCGCAAATCCTGAAAGAGCGATGGCCCGAAGAAGCCGGTGGGTCGAAAAAAATCGCGAATACGTGAGAGAGCGCACGCGCGCCTATCACGTGGCCAATGTCGATCCCGCAATAGCTGTGGCTCGCGTCGCTCAGTGGCGGAAAGACAACCCGGATCGGTATATCGCGCAGAAGCACGCAAGGCGAGCGAGGAAGCTTGGGGCAGAGGGAACCTACGATCCCGAAGACGTGCAGCGCATGCTTCACGATCAGGGCGGCGTATGTAACGGTTGCTCTGCTGATATCCGGAAGAACTACACGATTGACCACATGACACCGCTTTCGCGAGGCGGCTCTAACTGGCCCGCCAATCTTCAACTCCTGTGCAAGCCCTGCAATTCGGCGAAGAACGACAGGACGATGGAGGAATGGCTGGCGTTCAGGAACAAAGATGGCACGTTTAAACATCGCTCGACCGTTCACCCTGATTTGTGACGACCATCGCCGGTTCGAGTTCGCCGCGGGAGAGCAGGAAATCCCCGACGAACTCGCGGATCATTGGTACGTTAAGGCGCATTGCGAGAACCTTCCGGCGGCGTATGATCTGGAGGTAACCGCAGACGTCGTAACTGCTGATGATCCGGTTGCCGATCCCGAAAAACGCAAAGCCGGACGTCCCAAAAAGCTATGAGCCTAACGCCTGCCCAATTGCGCAGCGACTTCCCGGAATTCGCCAACGTCGCGACCTACCCCGATTCGCTGGTCAATACCTGGCTGACGGTCGCGGCGTCGCTCGTCAATGCGACACGCTGGATGGAACTGACCAATATCGGGATTGAGCTCGTCACCGCGCATCACTTGGTACTGTCAGCGCGCGACCAGATGGCGGCAACCGTCGGCGGCGTCCCCGGCGTAATGACGGGGCCAACCTCAGCCAAAGCGATCGATAAGGTCAGCACGAGCTACGACACGGGCGCAGCGACGCTGGAGAATGCCGGGTTTTGGGCGCTTTCGTCGTACGGCGTGAGATTCCTGACGCTGGCGCGCATGATGGGTGCTGGCGGGTATCAAACACGATGCTGAGGTTCGCATGGCAGTAAAGATCACCACCGATAAAGTGTTGGACATAATCAAGGCGGTCAGCGAGTTAGCGAAAAAGGATGTGCTGATCGGGATTCCTGACAGCGCGCCGGGCCGGACCGATACGCCGATTACCAGCGCTCAGATCGGCTACATCATGGAGACCGG